CTTTCTGATTGTCAGCACTATTAGCCATTGCATTTCTTAATAATTTTTGTTTTCCTTCAGTTTCATTATAGGTATCTTGAAGTTGGCTCTTAAGTTCATTCTTCTTTTTAGCTATCTCTACACCAGCCTCCTGAATCTTTCCTTTAATTCCTGCCTGAACAACTTGTCTCTCAAGAGTTTCAATTGTCCCTTCTTTGTCTTTAAGTGATTCCTCCATTTGCTGTATCTGAGATTGCATTTGAGCATACTGGCTCTTTCTTTCTGCTATACCAGGTTTATTTCTAAGATCTGTTTCAGCCAAGACTGCAATATCATCTACAACTCCTAGTTGCAATAATTGTTTTAATTCCTCTAGATATGCCCATCTATTAACTGGCATTGTAGAGCCAGCTACTACTCTTATATCATATTTATGAGCGTTTATATCCATAGACTTACCAATAGCCTGCCCCATATCGTTATATATAGGTATATTAATTTGAACTTCTCTTTGTTCTTGTAACCCTGAAGGTTGTACAATCCTAAATCTCTTTTCTGCTGTGTATACAGTTTGAGAAAACTCCATAATAACCCTACCAATCTGTCTAAGGGCAGGTTCTATAGAATTTTTAAGCCATTGTTTTACACGCCTAGTTCCATATTCGTCCAGGGCCATCATCCCCCTATATGTTTCTGCTGCCTGACTTGCATCACCCTGCATAGAGGAATAAATCCCAGCAAGGTATTCCATATCAGTCTTACCCTCTTGTACTACGCCAAAAAAGGCGTTACTTAGTGGGGCAGGCATGACTGGGGTCGGAGGAGTAGACCCTGGTCGTATTGGTAATAGGGCTCCAGGAGCACTAGAATAACGTTCCCAATATTCAGCATCAATTGAACCCTCTTCATGCAACCATCTTAAGCTACTACCAAGAGAGGCATTATGAACCATTAATTGATGTGCTTTATTAATTTCTCTTTGCTTCCCTATAAGTGGAGCAACTGCAGATAGGGGAAGGCAAGTACCAGTCCATTTATAATGAAAAGGCACAATCGGATATTCTGTAATAGTATCTGGCATAACTGTCTCAAATAGAACTTGATCACCAGCTACAACAGTCTGCTTTATCCTTGTATTAAAAAATTGTATACTATCTACTACATTTTCAGCAAACCTCTTTTCTTTAATAAGAAGTTTAAATTCTTCTTCTGATATAATAAGATTTTCTATTCTCTCTACCTGAGCTTGAAGGCCAGAAGTAATTTCCTGCTCTCCAGACTTTAGTTGTTCCTGCATATTCTTTTGAGCTTTTTGTACTTCAAGCTGGAATCTTGATTCTAGTATCTCGCCACTTTGCATTCCCATTTGAAGTCTTGTAACCTCTTCCTCATAAAGAACTTGCAACTCCTGTTGGAGTTCTTGTAGCATTACTTCAGTTTGTTGTTTAATTTGTTGTAGTTGCTCGCTATTAGGTGGAACTTTATGATAGACATTTATATAGGATACCTTTACTTTCTCATAAACTTCAAAAAGTTCTACAAGATCATCCTGTGTTCCATCAGCTTTATAAGCATCTCCTGCATTAAAATCTTTATAATGGAAATCCTTTTGATCCATCTTTCCAAGAGACTTCTCAGAATATCCAAAGTTTTCATTATACTCACCTTGAGCTTTACTTATCTTGGTTTTATACTCTGGGAATAAACTAAGTAATTGAGTTTTAGATAATATCTTCCTAATTAAAATATAAGCAGCATCTCTAAACAAGAGATCCCTTGATTTATTATCTACATATATATCAAATGGATCTGGTTGACTTACTGTAACATCTCCCATTCCATTATCAGAATCTGGACTAACGGATACTAATAGAAAGCCTAGACTTTTTGTAATGGCATCATTTACTGCATTTGCGTATAAAGAAGTACCATCAGAGCCATACCATACATAATCCATAAGATCAGCCATAACAGCAGCAACATCACTATCACTACCTTCTACTCCAACTGCCTGCCATCTAGGAGTATTAGCAGTTGCATAAAAATTCAACATCTCTACAACAGGAGCAATCCTATTAATAGTAAATGTAGGCATACCCTGACTTTCTAAAGCATCTCTCTCATTATCTGTAAGCTGATTATCATTAGAAAAATCAAAACCTTTCTGATTTATATACTCCCACTGACGCCTGAAAGCATTATTAGAATTCTGATATAGCTGCTTTACCTGTTCAGATCTTTTCTTTTTAGTGACTTTAGCCATTATCTTCCTGTCCCATATAGAGCATCTGTATCTATGTCATATTGGTCTTCATCTTCAGGATTTCCAAAAATAGGAAGATTTTTTAGTCCTTCCAAAAGACTTGGATCTTCTTGCAATAACTTCATTATAATATTTTCTTTTTTCTTCTGAGAACCTGGATCTTCTTTTGCCTTTTCCATATAATCATTTACCAACCCAGGAGGCATTCCCATCTCTATAAGATGTTCTTTCATTAAATCAAAATCAGCAAACTCTCCAGCTGGAACTTCAATATCCTCCATAAGTCCACCAACTCTAGTTTTATCCTGTACTGCTGGTGCTATGTCTAATATACTTGGTCTGTTTTGACTTTTAAATCTTTTCACAGCCTCTAAAGCCTTAGCTTTCTTTTCTTCCTCATCCAATTGAGCTTGTTGCATATCATCACGTCTCGCCATATCTAATGGATTATCCATAATATCTCCCTAAGCTACAACCCAGCTTTTAACTTTAGGTTGTTTTTTATAATAGTTTCCTTTTTCATCCTGTCCAAAGTGTTTTGGTGGATGTGCATACTTACAAGCATATGCAAGAGCGTCAATTGCATCATCATGTCCCATACGAGGACCAAATGTTATAATCTCATGCTGTAAGTCATATTGTTCTTTCTTTAAATACATACTTCTTATTGCGAACCTTTGTGCCAAGATCTCTTGTATTCTATCACGCTTCGACATACGCGTACCAGGCTTTTCCGCAATATGCTTAACACTGAAGTCATTCCTTCTACGCATTTCCGATACCAAAGCTTGAAAGATTGGTTTCGACATACTAGTGTCTTCAACCGTGTATAGGCTTGGGTGGTATATTCCATTATAGTCGAACATGTAGTCAACAATCCCTTTTTTACTCTCTCCTGGTATACCGAGTACAGGTAGCGACCGCTTGCGAACATAATCAAGGACATAGCAATTGTTGTCAGCGTCAACAGCCACAAAGATGATAACACTATAATCGCTGTCCCTGCGAACAGAATCCGTAGCAGGATCAACTCCTGCGAAAACGTTGACTGGCTTAACGTCACCTTCGATGGTTGTAATATATGATAGTCCTGTTTCATCGTCATGTGTAAAAGTACCTTCCCAATACTTTATATGTTCTCTAGTAAAGATTGCATCTTCTGCACTCTGTACTTCCATCATATATTCTTGGAAGAACTTTTGTGGCTGTCCAGAATCTATATAGAACTTTTTCTTTCTTTCCATTTCCTCTTTGCCGAACCAATCAGGCCAAAGTGGTGTTCCATCACCCTGGAGAGCCTTATAACTTATGACTTTCCAACTATATTCTGCACCTTCTTTTTTTGCCCTATCGTGACCAACCAAAATATTATTGATAAAGGAGTCATAATGAACAGGAGTACCATTGATGCGAAGACGACCCGTACTAGGTTCCAAGGCAGGGAAAACAACAGCCGTAACAAGATTGGAGATTTTAGAGCGAGACTCTGGGGTAATGGTATTATTCTCGTCTTCAAAATCGTCAAGAACAATAAGATCGTATCTCTTATGGAGCTTAGCCCCTCCCCTAATACCTGATAAGTTTGATTTAGATATGAGTTTGCAGCCATTCTTAAGTTCAATGTCGTCCTCCGTCCATTTTTTACCCTTTAAATCACCAAAGTAATAACGAACCTTATCGTTAAATTCTATGTGATATTTAATATAATCTAAGTTTGGTACTGAAATTTTACTGGATGCTGCCACCCATCCATAGAATAGTGGATCTGTAGTAAAACAGAAATCATGCATAATACTGCATTTAGTTAATACTGTCTTACCATGACCACGAGGCAATACTATTGCAAGCTGTCTATAATCATAATCCATAACTGCATCCGCTACTTCATAATGAAAGAAGGGAGTTTCAGATCTCATAAAATCATCTGGCAGGAATAACTTACCAAATGCTATCATATCATATTTAGCAAGCTGTAATGCTTCTTCTGCTTTTGATACATCTTGTGTATTAATATTAGCCATTATCTAAGACCGTTACCACCACGTCTACGCTTCTTATTTCCCTTACCACCACGCCTTCTAGCTTCTATTTTCGTATCATCTGGAAGGGTAGCGTATATCTCTCCTGCATTAAGCAGTACGGAAAGTACGATAAGTTTAATCACTAAGTTCTAGGATTCCGACCAAGATACATATCTGCAGTACCACGAGTCTTAGGACCCATCTGACCATCCACTTTAAGTGGAGTATAACCAGGACGACCTTTATTTAGAAAATTAAGACCATTCTGCAATTTAGATACATCTTGCTGATTAGGATTCATATTTCCACCATCTGCAAGATTACCAATAGCATTCTGGTTCATAAAGTTATTTACCGCTCCTTGATTTGGATTTGCATTTGGGTTAATCGGTGCAACACCACCTTGATAATTAGGTTGCTGTACCATTGGTTTGCCTGTCGCATTTGCTTCCCTTCTTGCTTTGGACATTCCCACTGGACCATAATCAAACTTCTTTTTACCTACTGTTGGCATTTTATTCTCCTTTATTAATCAATATAATATTTTCCACTTATTCCATGCTTTTCTTTATGAAGTTTTGATAAAGAACGAGTTAAATCTTCTTTAAAGTATCTATTCATCCAAAAATCTTCACTGCCTGGTTTTTTTATAGATTTGTTTTTAAATTGATTTTTAGCTCTCTCATAAGAAAGATATAAAAGCCTATTTATATCTACATCTGGATTTTTTATACTAAATTTTCTGAGTATATCACCCATCTCTCCTGCTGTTCCAGAAACACTATCAGAACCAACCATAAATTGTTTTGTAGCATCTTCCCAAGTTGAAGCATCTGGCATTTCTATTCCAACATCATCAGAAGTACTGAATGTTTTTGTAGCATCATAAGTGGTTGTTGGAACCCCTTTAGTTAAAACTCTATCCCATATAGGGAGATTTGGATTTGAAACATCTTCACCTATAGATCCAGTTCCCCAAGAGGCACTATGCTGTGATGTAGTAGGAGCATCTGTAGCCTCTGCCCAAGACTTACAAGCAAGAGGATTGTCTGCCATATAACAAGAACCTAACGTCACATCATCAATTTTATTTGAAATAAAGTTTTTATCCCACACTGCATTAAACTCATAAGGACCTACACCACCATATGTACCCTCGTCACCATAATGACCCATCATGATAGCAGAAACATTTTCCGCATCAGCATCTGTACTTAAATAGCCTTCATCTATTAATCTTTTAAGCTCAGCATCTAATTCCTCTCTACCCCTAAAAGGAACAACTGCAACATCTGTATCTGGACCAGAGGATTGTTTCCACCAATTAGCCTGACCTGTAAAGTCATCTTTATCGGGATCTGGTCTCATTAAATCTTCTGGAAAATCTTTAGCGGATGGATTCCACCATTCTATACTAGGGCCCATTAAAGTTCCTAGAGTATTGTAAGCATGTAAAGCCCTTTCATCAAATAACTCATCTTCCTGATCACCAGTCATATTTGGATTATCTTTCCATAACTGCTCACTTATATTACGCTCTAGATTTGGGATTGTATAGTTTCCAGAAGTATCAGAATATCCTACAATATCTTCATAGAGTTTTTTAGTTTCATCGTCTGAAATAAAAGGAAGTAGATTATCTTTAGCAATAGTAAGTGGTCCAATCTTTGTATCAGGCCTTGTTCTTGTAGTTATTTCACGAGGAAGGTCTAAAAGAGTTTCTTCATAAGTTTTTTCAGGACTCTCAGCAAATATGAGAACCTTCTTCTTATCTAACTTATCCTTCTCTTCTTGCCATTTACCCATTATTCTTCTATCTGTGGTCTTTCAGCTTCTTCTAACATCTTTTCTGAGAATCCCTGGAAGAGTGCACCTGTGACCTGCGTCACTTTTGTTTGGTTCTTATCCTCGAGATCTAGGATGTCGCTGAGTTTAAATAATGCTTTTAATTGAGTTTCATCCTTATCTGCATAGTCAGCCTTATCCTTTATTCCTTTTATAACTGATTCAGGATCTACTCCTAACTTCTCACAAACTGGTTTCAATTCTTCTTTCATAGCTGTTTTAATCCTTTCAGTTCTTACTAAGTGCCCAGACTTTAACTTTGCATAATTCCTATTCTTAGTAGGAAAAGCTTTCACATAAGCATCCTCTGCTGCCATACCAGATGCTAGATAAAGAACGAACATCTCTTCGTGCTTTGAGAGTACGGTCCGATCCAAGAGAATATCGTCAGCCTTTTTACTACCTCCGAATGAGTATATGTTCACTCTGCGAGAGGTGTCCATTTTGACTGAATCACCAATAGGGAAAGTCCCTGTACAGGTCCCTATGTACTCTCTGATCTTATTCCTTCCTTTTGGCTTTGACATACTTCCTCGTCTTAGCACCTGGATGACACAATCGTCATCAGATTTAACCCACTCACCTGCTTTCCCTTCTCTCCAATTAGACTGAACAATTAGTCTGTCTGGAATGGGATCATCTGGGTCATAAACTTTATGTTCAATT